CCGCATTGTTATTTCATCACATAATTTTTCATACTCAGCTATTACTGCATTATATGCAGTAAATAGTGGAGTATATTCAAAATTTATGTTATTTAATAACAACTTGGATTCATTACATAAACCTTTTTTCCATTGATCGAAATCGATATATGCTGTCATAATCTTACCTTTTAATGGGTAGTTATGATCAGCAGGATCGATATCTTTCATTAAATTGGAATCTGCAAAGGCCTGTACTACAACATTCATGAAGATGTTTTTACAAACTTCTTCAGATAGTTTAGGCAGTTGGTAGTTCTTCTTCTGGATTAATGAATTAATTCACTCATCCATTGGAATAAGACCATGTATTGTTTTCAATACACCTTCACAGAGTGAAGATCTCTCTTCAAGTTTTTTAACAAAACGAGAAGGAAGTTCTTTCACTAAGGATTTATATAATGAAACACTAGAAGATATACTATTCTTTGGAATAAAATTTCGGGCATTTAGTTCAAATAAAAGAGTAGTCAATTGAGTTACACTCTTCTGACATTCTTTTAATGCACTAAATGGGAATGGAGTTATCTCTATTCCGTCTAGAAAGTACCTCTTTGCAAACTCATAAAATCTTTCAGATTCATGTGTTTTCAATGGAGAGTATTCTAGTCCCAGACTTTTAATCAAAGTTTTGTACATCTCCGCCACTTCCTTATCACCTATAACTATATCATCACCAAGTAAGGCATAAGGTAATTCTTTTCAAGATTTACCTAATACTTTACAACAGTAGAAGATTAAGTAATGGTGTGTTAATGCAAATGAATTGAATGATGAGTAAGCACCCATTGGGTTCCCTGTATTATAATAGACCTTTTCGTCTTTATAATCAAAGGGATAGCCTACCATTATATCTTTTCATGCATCAACATAAGGATGTGGCAACTGGGCTTTCAAAATATTACAAATTAAATCAATAGGAAATCTATCAGTAGCAGCCGAAAGGTCAATACTATAGAAAACCTTTGATTTATTTAATAATTTTTTGAATTTCCCTTGGTCTAATGTACAATCTTGTCTTATCTTAACTAAGGTATTTGCAATATATGTATGAAGCGGTTTTAAGGCAGCTTGACTTCATCAGTCAAGTATACCTATAACCCGTGTTTTACCTTCCTTATCTGGAAAGTAAGACAACCTTCTAAATGAAGATCCTCCATATATTTTCATATACCTAGAGAAGAAATAAGACAAGAAGAATTCATTTCTCATTCAATTAATGACTCTAAATACCAGTGGTCCTCCGACTACTTTTAAAGAATCAATTAAAGTTTGAGGTAAATTTTGAGCATCTACAATAGAAAAACTTAAAGAATGCCCGTTAGGGCCTTTCTTTGTTCTATATTGATTTTGATTAGCTCTCAATTTATGAGTTCTAGCTTGGGG